TCAGGTAAACCTGTTTGGCCAGAGTATTGGAAGTTAGAAGAACTAGAAGGTGTCAAAGCATCTATTAGTATTGGTAAATGGAATGCACAATGGATGCAAAATCCTACTGCAGAAGAAGGATCACTCATTAAACGAGAATGGTGGAACGTGTGGGAGAAAGATTACATACCACCTTTGCAACATATCATTCAAAGTTATGACACAGCATTTTTAAAAAAGGAGACAGCCGACTATAGTGCAATCACCACCTGGGGTGTATTTTACCCAGACCAAGATAGTCCTGCTAATTTAATACTATTAGATGCTGTAAAAGAACGGCTAGAGTTTCCAGAACTCCGGCGTGTAGCGCTAGAACAGTATAGATACTGGAATCCTGAAACTGTTATTATTGAGTCTAAAGCTTCTGGATTGCCTTTAACTTATGAGTTGAGAAAAATGGGGATACCTGTTATAAACTTCACACCTAGTAAAGGAAACGACAAACATGCTAGGGTTAATGCTGTGGCCCCGCTATTTGAATCAGGCGTAATTTGGGCTCCAGACCATAAGTTTGCTGAAGAGGTGATTGAAGAGTGTGCATCATTTCCTTATGGAGATCATGATGATTTGGTGGATAGTACAACACAAGCGGTAATGCGTTTTAGACAGGGAGGTTTTGTAAATCACCCAGATGATGAAAAAGAAGACACACTACCGAGGATAGAGAGAACATATTACTAATGGCAACACAAGCAAATTTAATAGCAACGTATCAAAGCAATCCGACTTTACAAAATAGATATACGCAACAAGAATATCTAGACATGTTTGGGTTCGGTGCACAAAAATCACCAACTCCAGATCCAGATCCAGATTCAACTTTTACTCCTCCTTCTGGTGGAGTTACCAATATTATTGGACAAAATTTAAATCAAGGTGGCGGCGGTGGAGGAATACAAGGCCTTACTTTAAATACACCTAGTTCTGCAAGAACTGCTCCTATAAATAGTGCAGCTTTTAGAGATCCTTTAAATGAAAAAATAGCAGATCAAATGAGAAAACAAAATCCTAATTTAGAAAGTAGAACTAATGCAGAAATAATTGCAAGTAACCCAGATATGTTTAACATAAAAACAGATAGAGGTTTTCTTCAAAACACAGTAGATAATATAGGTTCAGGAATTGGTTCAGCATATAAAGCTTTTAGAGAAAGTCCTCTAGGAATAGGAATGTCTTTTTTAAATCCTGTTTCTGCACTAGCAAGTGTTGCTGGAATGATGGGTCGAGAAGATGTTTCAGAAATAGATGCAGCTTTTAATAGATCAGGAGATACATATACTTCTGCAGGTGGAATGGGCAACAAAGATAAATATGGATTAAATAAAGTTTCTCTTCTTGGAAACTACGCAGAAAAAGTTGGAGAAGTTGCAGATGATACGGCAGCAGCATTAGCAGCAGCTGTAGCAAAATTAACAAAACAAGGATTAACTCCTGCACAAATTGCAAAAAGAACTAAAAATTTAAGAGAACGAAATGAATATTACGAAGAACAAAGAAAACGAAGAGAAAGAGAAAGAATGGAAGCATCCGCAGCAAACAGAGCAGCAGCAAATGCTATTACAGCTAGATTAGACAAAGAATTTAGAGACTCCAGTGGTGGTGGGTTTGATGTATCAGGACCAGATACTTCTGCTAATCCTACAGGTGCTAGTAATAGAGCTAGTCAAGAAAGAGGTTTTGCATTACACGGAGCAAAAGGTGGCTCTGTACCAACAGGTCTTTCTAAAATAAAATATAACGACGGCGGAAGAGTATATCTTTACAACAGGCTAAAATAATGCCCGGACAATTCGAAGGTATCCTAGATAAACTACAAACGAAACTAGGCAAACAAACAATCAAACGTGCAAGCACGATCAACCGACCGCGACCCAAGAGAGAAGTACAACAAATCCAGATCTTCAATGAGTTCAACCGACGTAATCCAAAAGCGGACGGCGGATCGGTAAACGGTTCATACGAAGCAGCGCTACGTAAAAAGATAGAAGAGCTTATGGACGAGGGTTATGAATTTGGTGAAGCGGTGCGCGAAGCGATGAGGCAGGGTTATGAAGATGGGGGACGTGCTAGATTTAGTAAAGGAAGTCCATTTGCTGTAGGTGAAATTAGAAAAGCAGCTTTAGCAAACATAAATGATATATTGAAAGATTATTATTCTGGTATGGGAACAAGAGCTTTAACTAAAAAATATTTTCCTAATTCAGCAGATGCTAAAAAAGGAACATCTTCTAGTGTTTTAGAAAATGTAATAAAAGAAAATGCAGATGCTAAAAAAGTTGCAAAAAGACCAAGCCCCATAGGTACAACCGCTAAAGGTGTTTCACCTGCTAAAGTTATTTTAAATAATCCAAAAGCAAAAGCTGAATTTATTAAATTTTCAAATGCAAAAGGTAATACAGTTTTAATGAGCATGGAAGAAGCTGGTAAAATTGCAAAAAAATATTTACCTGAAGGAACTAAAGTTGCTGGATATAGTAGTAGAACTGGTTTTATAGATTCAGGTTTAAGAGATTTAATTACTAAAAAAGTTCAGTTAGGAAGTAATCCCGAAGGAGAAGTAAACACTGCAGAAAGCATTAAGAAGGCTAAAGAAAAAAGAGATACTAGAATAAAAACAACTGCTCCATTTAAAGCTTCAGGCACATCACAATTTGCATTTCATCACATAATGCCTATTGGTGGAGAAGTTCCTTTAACTACAAACGATATTGCTATTATTAATCAAAGAATGAATTCTTCATTAGCTAATTACAACAAACAATTAAATAGTATAGCTGATGGAATTACAAATGCTTATAATAAACAACCACCTGATTTAAAAAGAGTAGATCAATTAAATAAAGCTGGAGAGTCTATTGTTAAAAAAGCAACTAAAGAGTTACCAAAAGAATATAGAAACTTAATTGGCTTTAACAAATTACAACCAGTATTTGATGAATATGGAACTGTAATAAATTTAAATTCAGAGAGAGTTGGAGGAGTTAACCAAAAAAAACCTGGAATAAAATTAGAAAATTTAACAAAAGATCAAGCTAAAGCATTAAGAAAACAAATTAAAACAGACGCATTAAAATTTCAAAAAGTTAAATTAAAAGATAAAATACTTTCAACTACAGGAAAAGTTTTAAAAGGAGTGGGTAAAGTTATTAAACCAATAGGATATGTTGTAGGAACAAAAGCTTTGTTTGATGCAAGAGCCTTGGCTGAAGAACAAGGAATAAAGTTATCTAAAATTGATCAATTAATGGCTTTAGATTCTGGAGATGCAGAAGTTGCTATCGATAATTACAAAAGAAGAAATATACCTGGTTATTCAGAAGAGCAGGCAGGTATAACTCTAGGCAAGTTTCAAGATGACTTTGCTGAAGTAGGAGATGAGAGCTTTACTTCTTACTTTGATGGGGGTATAGTGTCTGTTTTGAAGGGTGTGAAATAATTAACAGGAAAGAGATATGGCAGAAATAGACAAACCATTACCAAACGTAGATATTACAGAAAAAGATGAAGCTTTTGTAGAACAGGAAGTTACAGTTCCAAATGAAGAAAATGTAAACAACGAAGACGTTGAAGTAACAATGGACGAAGAAGGTGGAGCAGAAATATCTTTTGATCCAGCCGCGGACCAGTTACAATCTACAGATCATTTTCAAAACCTAGCAGAGATCATGGACGACCAAGATCTAGATGAACTAGGTACAAGTCTATTTGACAAATACACAGACTACAAAGAATCTCGTGGAGACTGGGAACAGTCTTACAGAGAAGGTTTAGAACTTTTAGGTTTTAAATACGAAAGACGAACAGAACCTTTCAGAGGTGCATCAGGTGTTAACCACCCTGTACTTGCTGAAGCGGTTACACAATTTCAAGCGCAAGCTTACAAAGAATTATTACCAGCCGATGGTCCAGTGCGTGCACAAATTTTAGGTGACATCACAAATGAAAAACAAGACCAAGCTCACAGAGTAAAAGATTTTATGAACTATCAAATTATGGATCAGATGCAAGAGTATGAACCAGAGTTTGACCAAATGCTTTTTTACCTCCCTCTATCCGGATCTACCTTTAAGAAAGTCTACTACGATGATCTTTTAGGTAGAGCCGTTTCTAAATTCGTACCGGCAGATGATTTGATTGTACCATATTCTGCAAACTCATTAGAAGATGCAGAAGCAATTGTACATGTAATTAAGATGTCAGAAAATGAATTAAGAAAACAACAAGTGTCAGGTTTTTACAGAGACATAGAGTTAGGACAACCACCTGTTACATCAAACGAGTTAGAAGAAAAAGAAAGACAATTAGAAGGTGTAACTAAAAATGGTCAAGAAGATCAATACACAATTTTAGAAATGCATGTCAATTTAGATCTAGAAGGTTTTGAAGACATGGGTGCAGATGGTGAAGAAACAGGAATTAAACTTCCATACATTGTAACGATTGCAGAATCTAATAATAAAATTTTATCTATCAGAAGAAACTTTACACAAGACGATCCAGCAAAAGAAAAAATAAAATACTTTGTACAATATAAATTTTTACCAGGTACAGGTTTTTATGGTTTTGGTTTGATACACATGATTGGTGGTTTAACTAGAACTGC